ACCGTCAGGTCGTTAGCAATAGTCACGTCCTGCGATGCGTCGATAGTCAACGCCGCCGCACCGCCAGAAACCAGGACCATCGCGTTTGCGCCGGAACGATAGATGCCTGTGTCCGTGTCCGCGCTGAACGTCAGCGATGGCGCGCCGACGGTGCCGTCGTCGGCCTCGATTCCGGTAGGCGAGAACGAACCGGACAACGTGCCGGATACTGTAAGGTCGCCAGTTACAGAGACACCCGTTGTTGTAACCGACACGATGCCGGAGCCGCCCGCTGCAATTCCGAACTGATTTGCTCCAGGAGAATACAGGCCGGTATCTGAATCGCTATTCAGATGCACACAAGGCGCTGCGGCGCTGCCTGCGATAGTAGTTCTAATTCCAAGCGCACCAAAACCGACGGCGTCTAAGTCGGTATCTGGCCCAAGATGCAGCCAAGCCCCGCTATCCCCCGGCGTGATTCGATAGTAGTCATACGTTCCGTCGTAACTCGCCCCGGTGTAAATTAAAAGCCTGCCGCTTGTCGTCGAATTATTACCATAGGCAACCAATTGACCGGCGCGCGTATCATCCTCGCCAGCCTGAATCTGGACCGTGCCTGTGCCAGAACCGCCGACCATGTGAAATATCGACGATGTCCACGAAGCTGTTTTGTTACCGCCGATAGTGACGGCTAGCGTTCCGACAGCGTCAAGATAAATCCCGGTGTCGGTATCGGCGGTATACGTTATAGTTGGAACCGATTCTGTGCCGCTATCAAGGGTCACGCTCGACGGCGTCACGCTGGCCGTTATTGTTCCAGTAACAGCTAAATCGCCGGGAATACTCACATCCCCATTGGAATCAATAACCAGACCCGCGCCGCCGCCGACGGCCAGCCCGATACTGTCCGCGCTCGGCCAGTAAACGCCGGTGTCTAAATCGTCGCTGCGGACAATGGCGGGCACCGCGGCCGTATGCGTCAGCGACGAGTTTACCCGGACCTGTGTCGTGCTAACAGACACGCGCTGAGAGCCGCCGGTAGCGATTGCATAGGTGTCCGCGGCAGACAGGAACGCGCCGGTATCCGTGTCGGATTCAAAACTGAACGATGGCGCCGACGCGCCGCCGTCCTCGACGCGAATCAATCCGGTGTCGGTGAACAGCCCGGCCCATGCGCTGTTGGCCTGATTCCTTATAGAGATTTGGCCCGGATTGGATGTCGTATTATTCCACAGCATCCCGGCGAACGTCGTGCTCGGCGCGCTGCTGCCGCTGTTAATCGTGACAATGGCAGCCAGCGCGTCGTTACAATCAGAGCGATAATTAGCCCCACTGTCGTTTGATAGGTTGTAATCGTGCTGCGCCATTTGGCCCCCATTCTAACACATCATTCTGTATCTATTGCGACGCCCATGCTGCTAACCTCGATATTTGTCTGCTCGGTGTATGACCGCAACTGCGCACGGAAATTAAACGCGCGTGTGTTGTATAACTCGCTTCCGTCAAAGCGCGCCCAGGATGTCCACGTCGGCGAGCCTGCCGGGTCGTCAGACGTGTGCTGTTCTTCCAGCCAACAGTCGGCCTCGTTTCCTAGTGTCCCATCCCAATCAAGTCGGTCGTCTACGTTGTCGGTCCAACTGTCGATGTTAGGCGCGTCGCTTGCCACAACCACATCGAGGATAGGCGTCAATCGCATATTGAGGACGCTGCCAGCGTCAACGTAATTGATAGAGAATGTATAACTCCCGGTCGAACTAATCACGCCCCCGCTGCTGGTCAGTTCCAGTTTGCTCGACGTGACTTGCGTATTGGTTTTGGTCCCGCTGAAGGTTCCGGCTTCCTCATACGGCGACGACGCAACAGACGTAGGCGACGCGAACGGAAAGTCTGTCTGGTCAATGTATACACTCGCCGGTGTCGCGCTGACGTTTCCGGCCACGTCCTCAAACGCAACTAGATAAAATCCCGTGCGCAATCCGTACACGCCCTGCGTCGTGTTGCCCGCCACGCCCGCCGATGGCGACAAGCTGACGCTGTTGGCCCAATCCTCTGTGAGGGTGTCGCTGTCGTGCCGGACGAGTACGCGCCCACCGAACAGCACATCGACGTCCGTCGCCGGTTCCCATGTAATGACAACGCTGGAACCAATCACGCGCGCGGACTCAATTGCCGGGTCGGCGGGTTTCGCAGACAGCGCGAGGATTTCCACATTCGACGCAGTAGACCACGCCGACGCCGTTCCTGCTTGATTCAGCGCGCGAACGCGGAAATCGTATGTGCCCGCGGCGAGGTTGTAAATGTTCTTGGTCAGCTCGGTAGACGGAACGAACGGCACGCTCGTCCAGTCGGTGTCTGCGGACAGCTTGTATTGTATTTCGTACCGGAACGTCAGCGACGTTAGGGACGCCGTCCAGTCGAGCGTAACAATCGAAACGGCGGTCAGATTGTTAATGACTGTCACCGACTCCGAGACGGCGGGAACACCAGGCGGCGCGACGTAGAACACGTTCGGCAGGTTTGTATTCGGCGCAGGGTCGTCCGTGCTTAATTCGTCGTAGTCCTCGTCCCAAATTTCTGACGCGGTTTCTTTCAGCGATAGCGCGACGGCCAGCGCCGGCATGTCCTCGCTGCCGACATTGATTAGCCGCCAGCTGGCGACCTCGAACACCTTCGCGCTCCATCCCATATCATCAACGGTCAGCATGACGGTGTCGAACTGTTGCAACTGCAAACCCTGACGAAGCATGACGGTGCAGTTGACAGTAATTTCCTGCCGCGAATTGAGTAAATAGATTTTAGCGAGCCGCTGCGCGTGTTCGACGCGGGAAACGCCCTCGAGGTCAAGCTGCATCGTCTTGATAAGTATCCCATCGGGATGGTCGTCTGCGATACCCTGACCAGACGACACGACCGGGTAGGATTGTGCGTTGTCGAGCACGGATGGCGATATGTATTGCCCCTGGACCGCGTTGAATATCTCGCTCGTCGGCGCTTTGGTCTGTATATCCACGTCGCCGAGGAAGTCATCGTCCGTCAGTGTAATCGTCGGCGTTCGATACGCGCCGGCCGTAAGCATCCATTCGCCGCCGACGGGCGCAAAGTTTCCCGCCATCGATTGCACAATGTCTGCAATGTACTCCTGTCGCGGTCGGTCGCTCATAATCACGCCGCTGTAGGTGTAGCGCGGTTCGCCCGTTTTCGTAATCGTCACGATACAATCAGGACTGGTCGTAATGTTGATAATGTTCTCTCGCCGCACCGCATCGTGGTATGTCGCGCAAAACGACATCGATGCGAGGAAGTTTCCCGGCCCGACCGTGCCGTTATCGTACAGCAGTTTGTCCTCGGCATCCTCCGGGTTGTACTCGTTTATCACGGCGTAATAGGTTCCCGCATCTGACAGGCCGGACGGCATAGTGCCGTAGTCGAGCGTCAGCACGACGCGGTCGCCTGTGTGTATTTTCAGAGGCGACTTGTTCAGGATTCCGTCGTCGTCCACTGTCGGATTGATTAGGAATTCGTCGCGCGTTGTGCTGACGCGCTTTCGGTTCTGCGTCGAGTAGTTTGTCGTCTGATATACGACAGGATTGGTATCGACTATTTCGTCGCAGACGTTCGCCGCGGCGATAAATGATTCCAGGTTTAGCTGTTCCTCGACAAAACCGCATCCGTCGTGCTGAATGTCGAGCAACAGATACCACCACAACACCACCGCGGGATTGTTCGACGCATAGGCCGTCTCGCTGTATCGAAAGTCCCACATGCCGACGCCGTCACAACGGAACGATACCTCGGGAACGCCATTTGGAAATCGGCCGGACTCCCATACGAATTGGCAGCACACCGTCCCTAAGTCCGAGCAATATCCGGTCTGTTTCCAGTTCGTTTTATTGCGAACGTCAACATACAACTCGACGCCGTAATCGCCGGCAGGTTGCTTTTCGATTAGCGCCCATGCGCCGTCAAGGTCTGTCGATGCGCCATCAGGGCCGTAGCGCCCCTGCCGCACGATGTATCTATCTGTCTCCGGGTCTGGCAATGGTCCAGGATTGTAGCCAATGTCCAGCGCGAGGTCGTGGATGGCGTAGTTTCCAAAATAGACCGTGCCGATGCGCGATAGCGCGTTCATTCCTGTCGCGGTCGTTCCATTCCACGTAAGCGGGGCCGAGCCTAAACAGTAAATCACGTTGAGCACTTCATTGATTGCGCCGAACTGGTCTTGTGCTGTGGCGCGAAACATAATCATTCCGCCGGTGCGCACGTCCAGGCCGACTACATACTCGCGAGGATGTGCCGGGTCGATGACATTCGCCAGCCGATAGCTTTGGTCGCCTGACAAGTCCTTTGGGATATTCGGCGAGAACAGGCGCCCGATACCATACGATAGCGCAATCGCGCCGGCAATCACGATGATGTAGGCAATGACCGCGCCCGCCGCCATGCTGATACCTAGAGAGGATGCGATTGCAAGTGCAAGCGCAGCGATGACGTGAGGCATTTATTCAATCCTCCACGCGCGCAGAACATCCGTGCGGCGCAGCCGCGTCAGGCCGCGAATGTTCGGGACAATCGGCGTCGAGTCCACGCCGATGATGCCGATTATCTCCCCGCCGTCACCGTTCTTGAGCAACACGACATCGCCGCGCCCTGCCAGCTTGGCGGATATTTCCTTAAACCCAGAAGCGCCGAGCAACGTTTAGGCCATAACGCCGATGCTTCCGTATGATGCGACGACATCGTCCTTTGACGTCTCGTCCTTGTAATCGTCTGCGTCCAGCGGGCGCAGGCCCGTCACGACTTCGATTGCGCCGTTTGCAAAATGTCCGCAGTCGAATCGCCCAAACTCGAACAGCGCGGTTTTGTGCGCGTCGATATAATCAGACAGTTTTTTGGGCCAGTTTTTAGTGCGCGCCATCAGTAGCCCGCCCGCTGCCTTGCAATCATCGAGCGAATGCGCGCGCGATTGCGCTCCGCCACGTCACGAGACGAGGACGGGCCGAATACAAGCTCTTGATTTTGCAATCCATTGATGAACGTGAAGCAGGTATCCAGAGGAAAGTTCCGCGTGTGCGACTGGTTGTTCCACTTGCGCGTCCCCACCTCGCGAAAAATTCGATGCGCCGATTCGCACCGGACAGTTATAGACGACGACTGCGCGCCCCGCTTGATGGTCATAACGTCCATGTATCCGGCGAACATGACAACCGGCATCTGAATAAACGTCACGTCGTCGTCGTCGAAAAAGCCCAAGTACATCAGCATTCGGCGCCCGCGGTAAGGTTCACTCAGTGCAGCAGAAACAATCGAAGCGTTTAGGCCGTTGAGCGTAAAGTCTACCGCCTCGACGTTGAGCGCGCCGGATTCTGTGACCGGACTGACAACGGCCAAATCGCCCGAGCCCAGCCAATCCTCTCCGTTATATGGAAGCGTTCCGTATCCGCTCCAAAAATTCACATTGCCGCCGTCGTACTGAAACTGCACCATCAGGACGGGCCGTATCACGTCGTTCGCAAGTTCGGCGATGACTTCCGGCGTGAGGTCGCGCGCCATTATGACACCACCTCCATCGCTTGAAATTCGATGCTGTAGAAGTGTTCTGCGCTCACCTCGACGATAGGCTCCGCCACCAGACGAAAAACGCCGACCGTGCTCGACACTGTAACGGGGTCATTGTCTGCCGGTGCGGTCCTGATGGCGGGTTGGATGTCCAGCGTAGCGTTCCCGCTGCCGTCGGTGTCAACGTCTGCCGTGATGGTATACAGGCGCGAACTTGACCCGCTGCCGATTTGTATCCAGTCGCCGCGTAGCAGCCATCCCGTCTGACTGTTCGGCGCACCATCAATGGTTAGCGTGTTGCCTGTCTGATCTGCGCCGGCAATAAGCGGCGTCCCCGGACTGCTCGAGGCCGTTCCCTGCGGCGTCGTGTTGTGAGGGTCGCCGAGATAAAACGAGCCGTTCGAACTGCGGAGCGAACGAAAGAAACCAAACCAGTTCATTGCATCGGCTTTTAGCATCGGTATCAGTTTGCATTTCACTATCAACTGATTGCGCGACCACGCTTGAATCTGCTGCGCGCCACTAAACGGCGATACCATGTTCACGACGGCGTTAACGTTCTGAATCTCCATCGACTGAATGTCATTTGAGCCGTTTGTCGTCGGCACCGAAAGCGGGTAGGTAATCGTCATCAGTATCCGCCCAACGGTTGTGGTTCACGAACGAAGCGCGATTTAACATGTCGCTCGCTGATACCCTTGATGATGTTCTCTCCGCGGCTTTCCGTCATGGCCTGAATCGCCAGGTCCTTGAACTGGCGCTCACCCGCCACCGGGCCGTTGAATACCACCGTTTGATTCATTACACCGGCAGACCCGGCAGCGACCGCACCGCCACCAGCGAACGCAGGAGACACGCCGCCACCGCCAAACACGCCGACGGCGAAACCGCCGCCGCCGAAACCGCCGCCCATCGGTATACCGAAGGCACTAAACAGCGGCGCAATGACGAGCATTCGCAGTAAGGCGGACAGCATTTGCTCGACGACTTGCAGCGCCGTCTCTTTCAGCGCGCCAAACAAGTCCTGGCCGCGCACGATGGCCGACGCGAGATTGTCGCTGATAGCGTCCGCGGTGCGCGCCCAAATGCGCGTTATTTCGTCGGCGAACACCTGTTGTTCGGCGAGTATCTTGTCCATCTTGGATTTCTTGAGCGATTCGGTCAGTTCCGCGATGCGCTTCGACGGGCCGGACCCTTTCGGGCCGAATAGACCGGAGAAGTCCTCGCTCGCCGTGGTCTGTACTGCTTCGGTGTACTCCCGCAAGGCCGCCAACCACCGCTCTATAATTTCAACGTCGAGCGCTTCGGCTTTATTTAGCAAATTGTCCAAACCAGACAGAACTGGCTTAAAAACGAAGTCGGCGACCTGTTTCCCTGTGTCTGCGACAGCGCTGGAAACATCGCGAATACCTTGTTGCGTTCTAAGCATTGACGTGTTACTCGCATCGTCCCATGCGCGTTCAACATCGTCAGCCAGAACCTTGACATCGGCTTTCATTTGGTCGATGGCCGCGTTCCACCCGGACAGGTTAATGTCGCGGACGCCGGGTATTGCATTATAAGCATTGACAGCGCCTTGCAAGAGCGTATCCAGTATCGCAGCCACCGCCGTAACCGCAGCAACTCCGGCCCACTTGAACGTCAACCACAGCGCCTCGAACCCGCGCTTGACCGGAACCAATGCAGCGAGAAGGTCTCCCATTCCTTCTATTGCACCTTGTACGAAATTTCCCGGCGTGTCTATGCCAATATCAAACCGCTGCCCAATCATTTCGCGAATGTGATTGATAGCGCCGGCGGCGACGTTGGTGAATTCGACCAACTTCGCCGTCACCTTGGTAATGACGGCCTGGGTAATCGCAGCGACACCTCCATTTGCCGCAATCCAATTCAGCACTCGGTCAGACAATCCCTTGATAATCGGAGCCATCTGCACGGCGGTATAATTTCCGACGCCTTGAAATGCGGACTTTAATCGGCCCACCGCATCATTCGCCGCTTCTATTTGTGCCGCGTCGAATCGCGATACGGTTAAGTTGAGCATTCGAGCCGCCTTAGCCGCGTCGTCCATGCTCTTGCCGAACAGGCGCACCAGGTCCACGCCCTCGCTGTCGAACAGTTTGAACGCCAGCCGTATCTTGTCAGACTGCGACCCGACCCGGCCCATCGCCTCGGACACGCGGTTGAATATCTCATCTGGTGACAGCTTGTTTAGTTCGCGCGCATCCAGCCCAAGTTCTTGCAGCGCCTTGACCGCCTCGCCGGTTCCGCGCGCCGCCTCGGATACGCGCCGTGTCATGCGCTGCAACGCCATTTCCAGCTTGTTCTGCTCGACGCCCGCTTCGCTTGCGGCCAACCTGAATATGGCTAGATTCTCTGTCGCGATACCCAGCTTATCGGATGTCTTAGCAAGTTCGTCGATAGACGAGAATGACTGCTTTGTAAGCGCGATAATCGCAGCCGTCGCCGCGCCTGCCGCTGCAACCACCGTCACGCCGAGAATTTTTGCGAACCGTGTTAGACTGGAAATCACGCGGCCAATGACGGCCGGTATCTGCTTGATGACCCCGACGAGTCCACCGACAATCTTTCCGCCGAGAAACCCGGCCATGTTCAGGACGTCCGTGTTCATCAGCCGAGAGAACCGACGAAGGTCGCCGCGCGCCTTACCAAGACCGCGGCTAAACCCGGACGTGACCAGGTTTAGCTTGACGTTCAATGCGCCGATGTCTGTTTTCTTAGCCACGCTTCGACTCCTGTGCGGCACTCATTAGGCCGGCCAACGCGGCCCGCATTTCTCCGGTCGTCTGCGGTTTCATCTGTTGCGATGCGCCCCAATCCAGCAGCATGTCGTCAAGCGACAGTTTGCGCTTGGACCACGGCGACGCGACGCACACGCGCAGCGCGGCGAGTTCATGCGGCAGCACATCGCGCAGGAACGGTTCGATTCGCGCATATGCAGCCCACTCCCTCAACTCGTCCACGTCCATGCTTCGCAGCATGTCGCGACGCGTATAACCAAGATGCGACGCTAGTCGGTACTGAAACAGACGCCAAGCGTCGCGTCTTAGTTTTTTTCCGCTTCGTCTACCGTCTCATCGTCGATGCGGTTTAACTTCACTCCGCGTTCGACGATATGCGTCAGCGCCGCGCCGGATTTGAATCCGAGCGCGCCAGCCTCTTTGTCATCGATAATGCGTTTACCGTTTTCATCGCGCAGAAATACAGCGGCCATCTTCGCGAGATAATCCGACCCGGTCGGCGCGCCGTCTTTGTATAGACCGGCGACCCGTTCCAGTTCGTTCCCTCGCAGTATCCCGACGTAGACGATGCCGGGCCAGCCGAACTCCGTCATATCGACCGGCTCGACCCGGCAATCGTCTGCGTTGAGTATTTCATCTTTTGTCAATGCGGCTTGAGACATTGCGGCTTGTCCTTTTCTGTTAGATGCCCGTAATCACGCCCGAGACTTTAAACGCCATCGTCGCAGACATCAGCGTCTCCACCTCGGCATTGACACCGGACACAGACTGACACGCGCCAGTAAATGCCCAGGTGTCGCCAGACCCGGCCCAATCAATCGTGATAGTTTCCTGCGCCGCCGTGGCCGGAAGCGCATCGTTCGGGTCGAAGTTGATGTTCAGCGTCATTGTGCCGTAGTCGATAATCGCCGACGGCAGAAATTGCTTACCACCAGAGGACCCTAGATGCGTCCGGTCTACCATGACGCGTTCGATTCCATCGTGACTGACAGACCGAATCTCAGGTGCGAACCCGGACGTTCCAAACGTCACGGTCGTTCCATCGCCTACATTTTCAGCCATTGACTAACCTCCTACCCTGTCGGGTTCTTCGAGAACACCTCGAACTGTTGCCGTATATACGCAACCGCGCGGTCGCTGCCCGAAAGCGCCACGGCGGAAACGTGTGACTCGTCTATCCAATGGACATACTTGATGTCCAGAATGTCGTCGCCGTCATTGACGACGCCTTTGTATCCCTCTAGTGCCAGGCGCGACGCCCGCGCCAATGCCATACATGACGCCGAATCGTCCGCGAACGTGTCGAGTAGCAGTTGCGTCGTCGTGTATCCGTCGCGACCGGACAGATGCCGCCCGACGTCGGTGTTCGTAACGACGCAATGCTGATAAGGACGCTCCGTAAGCTCTGGAACCAAATCCAGCCCGATAAAG